CCGGATGCGTATATTATGGCAAACGGCGGTTGGGCATCTGCCAGGATCATGGACAGAGTGTACAAGAGAACCTTTGCAGAGAAGCAGGCCGAAATGAACAAATCCATTGCAGCCCACCTCGGAGGCTGAACCCCTCGGAAAACCCCTCGGCTTTTTTGGTACAATTTTGGTACAATTTTTACGCAAAACCTATCATTTTTAGGCAAAATCTGTTTGCGTAAAACAAAAAGAAAAATCCCGCAAACACCAGTATTTAAGCATTTCTACCAGTGTTTACGGGATTCTTCAAAAAGTGGAGCCGAGGGGAGTCGAACCCTCATGATTATGCTCCATAACCCCTTTATCTATTGAGGTTTTCATTTTCTGTGGTACAAATTTGGTACAATTTTGAAAAAATCATGCCTTTTTCAATGTGCCTTTTTTCAGCAAGGACAACAGATAAACATTCTGATTTGCTGTCCCGGTGTAGTCCCGGACTCCATTGGCCTCTGCAATCTTTTTTCTGGCATCTTTGCTGGCATTGATCTTCAATGAAACAAGAGCATCCACAAGGCTGTTTGATGTTCCTGTGTACATCGGAAAATACTCTCCCACTGTCGTGTTTGTATTTTTATAGGAAGAATCAACAACAATTACCGTGTGGCCCTTGCTTTTTGTTACAAGCACATCCCCCGGCCGTAGCTCCATCCCGTTTTTATATGTCTTTTTCGGCTCAAAAAGGCCGCTTGCCTCCAAAACAGCACATTCATTGGCCGTTGTAAAATTCCCCACATCCTTTCCCGTTGCCGCCAAAATGCAGGCCCGGACCAAAGATGAGCAATCACATTCTGCTTTGGATGTTGTTTTGATTCCTTTTTTGATGATGTCCAGGCGGTTTCCCTGGTCATATCCTATGTTGACATTGTTGCATGCTTCCATCATAGCTGCCCCAATCCTTTTGCCAACTTCCGGATCTTTTGGCCTCAATACATACCAGCCCTTTTTATGGACATAGAAATATTGAAGAGAAACCTCCCCGGCATAGTCCGGTCTGCTTGTCTGCTTCTGATCCCCGCTTTTTCCGCCGCTCAGATTCCCTTTTTCATCTATTCTTGCGGATCCAATGATCACTTTAGCCATCCACTTCACTCTCCTTGTTATAATTATATGTGCTGATGCCCAGGAGCGCACCTAAAAAGCAATCAATAGCCGTGATCGTGCCAACGATCTGTTCAGCATACGGAAAATGCCAGATCTGAGCCAGCGCAAAATATAATGTTCCGAGCGCCGGGAGCAGAATCTGTGCGATCCACTTCAAAATGTCATAGGTCTTGTTTGAAATCTTCATGTCATTTACCTCCTTTTTCCAAGTTGTCCAACCGCACTTCCATCCTTGTGATGCGGTCCCCAAATGAGTTGTGCTTTTTTACCTCTTCCGTGAGCATGTCAATCTTGGTGTTCACCACCGCTTGATTTGTGCTGAGTTGTGTCTCAATCTTCTTGTTTGCTGACAGATTGCTTATGATCACACCCACCAATGACAATCCGCCTGCAATAATTGCTGTGACAATAGACTCCATTTTCATCCCTCTCCTTTGTTTTTTATATGCAAAAAAGCAGAGCGGCTTTTACACCGCCCTGCCTTTAGCATCCAGCATTAGTAGATATAGTCTCTTTCCCAATCGCTTTCTGCCATTCGGCCATAACCGTTGCGAGGATAACCGCCCCGGCTATATCTGCCCATTCCGTCCCGGCCTCTTGATTCTCTGGAATACCTTCCAGCGCTCATGCCGCTTTCATGAGAGTATCCACTTTCTTTCATGGCCTGATAAGTGGCAAGTTTTGATAATGCAATGGAGATGTCTTTCACATCATCCAGGCATTGTGAGGTCATTTCCTCACCGCTGGTCCACTTTTGTGAAATCTCCTTTAACTCATCAAGCAGCTTGTCCTCAATCTGATTCATGAAGTCCATATTCACACCCCCTGTCAGATCACAACCGCACCAACGGCTGTGTTAGGATTTGCCACTGTATATGCGGGGATCGGATACGGTGCAACTCGGTTTACAATATACTGAGTCTGTGCCGTGTTGTCAGCAATCAGCTGCTGAGTCTGTGCAGCCTGTGATGCCGCAAGATTGAGCATGTTCACCTGGTTCTGCAATGCAAGAATCTGATCGTTTTTATCACTCAACCTATCCTGATACATCTGATCCAAAATACGCTGTGTGTTTGCAGTGTTGGATGCAATAATATCTCTCAATGCTTCATTGATGCTCTGCCGATCCTGACATGCTTCCGCTGCAACCGTGTACTTCAAATCAGCAATGTTTGCCCGGTTTTCACAGCAGCAGTTCTGGAGCTGCATCTCGATGCCTCCAAGCTGTGCGCCAAGTGCCTGCTGATTTGCAAAGTTCTGATTCATGCTGGCAATCTGGTTGTTGTATGCCGTCTGCATAGAATTCATTGCTCTGTTGCAGTCTGCAACCTCTGCGCTGGAGAATCCGGAAGTGATTGCGCTCTGAATATCTCCCAGCTGTGCCGCCGTTGCCGCATGATCAAAGCCGCTTGTCACAAGGGATCCGGTGTTGTTGTTTGCGGACAGAAGCCAAGGGAAAGTCCCATCAGTACCGCCGCCGCCAAAGCCGAAGCCGCCGCCCCAGCCTCCAAACATCCCTGCGATAAGGAATAAAACGATAAGTGAACCCCAGTCTCCGCCGAAGCCACCCATACCACCACCAAATCCACTATTTAATGGCGCCACAGGCATTACAATGTCGTTTCCATTCTGGATAGCCATAAAAGCCTCCTTTCTACCGATAATTTTTTCGGTTAGTGGCCGCTCTCTCATTGAGCGGTCAGTTTATAGGTATATATCAAGGTTGTGCACTTCCCCTAATATCAAAACTATGTTTTATTTGATGTGAAACATCTGCTTGAAAGCAGGATTCTGCTGGATCTGTGCTGCCGTGTTTTGCGCCCACTCCAGCTGTTGCTGTGTCACCTGGCCATTGTTCAAAAGATATTGGATAGCATTCCCCGGGTCATTGCAGTATTCCTGCGGAATGTTCATTCTCTGCTGCATCAAAAATGCCATTGGATTTTGCTGAAACTGCTGGAATTTGCTCATGAAGCCATTCATACTGCCAAACGGATCAAACATAATCACACCTCTTTCTTATAATAGACAATCGGGATCTCGTTGCTGCTGTTCCATGTGTCAAATACTACTCCATCAATGACAGCAATTGCATGGCTCCCGGTCCCAAGCACAAATGTCCCAAAAGGATGATCCCGGCAGAAATCAAAAACCGTGTAACAGTCCGGGCAAGTGTTTGGGATTGCATGCCTTGTGAATCCATGGTTCCGGAGGTAAATGTCCCATGTTGCATTGCTTTCAATTGTTTCATATATCAGAAGCCCAACTTCGGCCAGCCCCATGAACACCTCTTCCCATGACTTATCAAGGGCCGTGCACAATGCTTGAATGACACAATCACCAGTGCGCTTTTTTATTGGATTGTTGTTTTTATATACATAATTCATACTCAGATTATAACAATAAAAAAAGACGATCACGATCAAGTGATTGTCCATCTTTCGTACAAATTTAGTATATTATTTGATCATATATGGCGGTATATCTTATCCAGAGATTTATACACAATGTTTTTCACCGTCTGTGTGGATAAACCGAACTCTTCCGCTAATGGTTCAAAGCATATTCCATCCAACAGACGGCGCTTCAACACGGCACGATCTCTCTCGGACAAAATCCAAAGATCAATCAGCTCTTCAATCTCTGGCCGGGACAAATCAGGGATTGGCCTCCTGCTCATACACTATCTCCTTATCATCTCCATGGACAACACCCTCATATACTACCCATACGATGTTGTTGACAACGAGTGCGATCACTGCCACGATCAGTGCCACCAGCAGTTTTTTATTGCATTCGGCCATCCTTGCCATTATACCTTCATGGATAAAATAAGGAACCGGTTCAACATTCTTTTCTTCTTTGTTTTCCATTCTGCACCTCACTTTCAATCCATAATATCATATTATCTCAATTTTGCCTATCCCTATATTACCCACCCCGATGTTCTGAGGTGGGGGATTGTGGTGGGTTAAAAATGCGCAAGTATATCTGCATATAACGTATCGCCAAATCCATTGCATTTTATATGAGTGATTTTTGAGCCGTTATCTATTGTATAAAATGTGACGGTCTTGTTCATTATGTTCAGTATAATTCCGTTACTAGGCAATGAGCCAGCAGAGTTCCAAAAGTTTACACTTTGAGCATATCCCCACCGTCTTATGGAAATCGTCATCCATCTTGCGTTTTGAACATCTGACGGAATTGCGACATTTGTATTATTTGCCATTGAAATGCTATTTTTAATTATAATATTTCCATTTTGCACCCACTCTTGCGTTGCAAGCGTTCCTGTTTCGTTTGGAAGATATAAAGTTTTATTGCTACCACTTATATTTTCTCCCGTAATATAAGACCAATACCCATTGTTTGAGTTGTAAAAAAGAACAGTTCCATTTGATGAATAGGCTTTACCCAAATTTACATCTTTACCGTTCATGTATTTTATAAAACTTTCGTAAAAATACTTTGTACTACTACCAATGACACCTTTTTCGTTTGCTCCCGCCGCAATAACTGTGGCGGTTGTATTAGGCATTGTAATTGCGCCCGTCATTGTGCCACCCGCAAGCGGTAATTTTGTACCATCCGTAGCACTCCCCGCACTTGTGGCATACGGAACAGTAATGCTTTGCGCACTTCCACTACTCGGTGTCAGTTTTATTTTGTTGTTAGTGGTATCTGCTGACAGAGTATAGGTTGTGTCATTGTCAGTAAACTTCGGACTACTACCAATATTCACACCGTTCAACTGCGTTGCTTGCAAGTTGCCTGTGCTTGGATTGAATTTGAGGTTTGCGCTCTTTCTTGCTGTCTTGGTTTCTGTCGTATCGTTTGCCCCATTTGACAGCAAAACTCTATAATCAGCACTCCCCGTGGTGTTTTCCTGCTTGACCTTTTCATCCGTGTTAGTCGTATAACTAGGCGCACTCCATGTTCCATCTTCTCTGAGGAATTTTGTGCTCTGTGTCTGAGAAGAAACAGCACTACTCAATGCGGGGCCATCCGTGATAGAATTTGCGCCATTCCACTTCGTCAATTTCCCACTTGTGCCGCTACCAGTAATGTTATTTGACGGAATGACAGGGATTGTCGGTTGGTCTGTCAAATCAGTATAACTTCCCGTAAATGCAACGGTTTTGAGGTCAGAAAAGAATTTCTTGATTTTCCCTATGATGGTCTTTAACGTATCACCGCTTGCAAGATTTGCCCTTGTGCTTGCTTCTGTCACTGTCGGAGTTTGGTCATCTGTCGCCACGTTCGGTACATTACCTAGCCCCACATCAGATTTCGTCACTTGAATATTGATTGTCTCGTTACTGCTCTGATTCAGCGTAAAACTCTCAATCGTCGTTCCATTCAACTGAATTGTGATGGTATTATCATTCACCGTGGGGATATTCAAATTCTTATTCTCCCACTTGCCATCCGTGCTGTCATACTGCAACACATCCCCATCACTAGGACTTGTGATTGCTGTGTCGGTGAGGTCAGACAGAGCATCTGCGCCACCAACGGCATACGTTGTGCCATCAATCTTTACTTTTTCAAGGTCGGCTGTTGCCGTGTCTTGCGGATTTGGTATTGTTACATTTGCCCTTAATTTGTCCTTATAATAAATCCCGCTCATTCTTAATCCTCCACAAGATAAATCTTGGTGGCATCTGCCTTTTCTGTTGGTGTCAGATTTCTGTAGTTGGCCCGGGAGATTTCCACATACTGAATACCACCAGCCGCAGCGTTCACCCAGGATCCGTTTTGATATGTCAGCACCTCGCCATTTTGGGCGTTGCTGATTTCCACGTCGTTCAGCTCATTCAGATAGGAAATATCAGATTCTCCGTCATCATCTGATGATCCGAATGGTTTGTATTTGATCCATGTCTTTGTGGCCACATCATACAGATATATGCTTCTGGCGTATTTCTTCCGACTTTTGGAAATAACAACATCACCCATAGAGAATGTGATGTCATTTCCATCTGTGATGTCTCCCACAGTCAAGATCATGTACATTGTGCTGGCCGTTGCCGTAACCCCGGCCTCATAATAGCGCTTGCTGTTCACACGATACATGGACAAATATTTTGTTGTATCGTTGTATGTGTGCGGATTTCCTTCCCAGTCATCAGTGTTGATCGTGCTGGAGGTTGACCACACAAGGCCAAGGCCCTTCCGGAAGTCCTCGCCAAACTCTGCCCCGCTAAACTTGGCCCAGAAGTTGAACCAATACTTCTGACCGGACGACAACCCAGTGATCTTGTAGGCTATCTGTTGTACTGTTCCGCCGCTTTGGTATGATCCGCTGTTCTTTATGGTGAAAACGTGCTCTTTGGTCACTTTCGGATAGCCGCTTGTGTTGCTCCAGGCCGTTGCCCCTTCATATGCAACACTCACAGTTTTGTCCGGTTCGCCCGTATATCGGATGCAGTATCTGTTGAAATCCACATCTGCCTGCGGCGGGTCAGCTTTGATTATAGCCCTCATCACTTCCGGTGTGAGTGACAGCCACCGCTTATAATTTAGGGAAAGGCCGCTGTTTTGAGAAGTGTCGGCCCCTGCAACGTATTCAATCTCTTTCCATACCTTATTGCCGCTTTCATCCTCTGTCTTGACATAAACGTGATCAATATATTTTTCTGTATTTGTATTAACGCCGCCGTCTGTGGAACCAGTCTGAACATCTGTTACAAACTCAAACCGCCAATCTTTCAGTTCCATTGTTTGATAACTCTTGCCAGAGCCTGTTGATATAACACACCAATTAGATACCCAAATGTAAATATCTTGTCCGACATCTTGTGCCGTAATCTCATACCATCTGTTGTCTGGGCTTGTGTAACTTTCCCATTGGTTATTTGCATTTGAAAAGTATGTCATATCCTCTGGACTATCGCCGTTTGCGCTAATTTCTTTTAGCAAACAATCATTTGATAATCCAGGTTTATTGTCAAACCACCATCCAACTGTTGCGCCGTCTGCTGTCCACTTTGCGTCACACACCAATTTATAATAGCCAGCCTGTGTAAAATTCACCTTAAAAACAGGAACAAAGCAATTTGTTGAAATACCCTCGTAAAAATAACCGCTCATTGATGCGGAATAATATCCCGTTGATTCATCAAGCGTTAAATCATCAACTTTGAAATAGTCTGATGGTTTTGTGGTTGGGTTATTCGGATTGCAATTGGAATCTCCCACATGCTCAATTATGTACTTCGGAGTCTTGGTCACATGGTTGGCATACTTTATATAAATATCATTGTCCTTGCCGCCCTCCGGATCATCTGTGCCGCTTGTGATCTCTTTTGAGTTGATGGCATTGGTGTTTGCTGTGTTGGCCTGCTTGCTGGCCTTGCTTTTAACCTTGGCCATTGCTGGATTTTCACCAAATCCTTCCAGTGTGCATACACCATGCAAATTAAACGTGTAACCCATGACACAGCCAAAACTATCATTTGCACTGTTGAAGCGGCCGCCACTTATCTGGATGATGTCGCCAAGATCATAATGCCATCCGCACTGCAGATCCATGCTAAAAGGTGTATAAGACAGCGCCAATGCGTTTTTTAAGACCTTTTTGCGGTGTGTGGTCATGGTTGACCGCTTCCCTCCATACATCAGGAAAGGATTTGGCCCAAGTTCAATGCTGGATGCCTTTGCATATGTTGCACTGTTGTATGCTTTTTCAAGCCATGCGAGGCGCTTTTCAAGGCTCTTTTTCTCTGTTGTGAGAATCTTTTTCTGCCTTTTGTACTCGGCTTCTGTGATCTGTCCTTGCTGATAATCAATCTCAAGCTGCAGCAGATCGCTGTCCACTTGTGAAATATCCGCACTCACATCTTGAATCTCTTCTTCCAGTGCCGCCGCATCATATCCATAATAAATCTCTTTATTGGTGTCAAGATCCGTCACATAGATTCCTGTGATGTGTGTTACATAATCGGCCAGTGTCATCCCCTCCAGGCGATCACTGACACCAATTGTTGCATCCGGGCTGTCAGTCTTTGGAAATTTCCTAAAAACAATATCTCCGGATCTGTCGCAAGTGCAGAAACAGCACATGGTCTGTGCAATCCAATACATCAGATCACGATATGTGGTGATGTCATTTGCAAATTCCTCTTTTTCTGAAGAATCTCCATATATCTCAATATTGCTCACAGAGCTGGTTGCATTCGGCAGCAGATCAAACTCTGCCTTGGTCATTCCCAGGAATGCTCCCACCTGTGAACATGCATAATGAGCAAAAGCATACAAATTGTCCGTTTTAAGGCCAAGCAAATATGCCATGTTGTCATCCTGGATCTCTGCATCCAATTTGGACATGTTGTCATAGGCCGTGATTTTCACGCCCCATTCTGTGTGATCCGCTTCTGCAATGGTATATTCTCCCAGCGGAATGTCCTCTTCATTATTGTTCCCAAGGTCAAAATGGAATGTCGGCACGATTTTTAGACCAATCCACTCTCCAAAAGAGATGGAATTATCCATCCCGGTGAACTCACATTCAAGTTGGCCGATGAAACAAGAACCAAAAACTATCTCATTTGTGTTTGTGCATTGGTTTGTGATCTGGAAAGAACCTTCCACAATATTTTCATCTGAAAAAGAAAAAGAGCCCACAGTCCCGGTGATCCGGTGCTCTTGTGTGGGCTGGTTTTCTATTGCGCTTTGATATGCGCCTGATACATTATACATATTAGTATTCCTCCAAATCAAAAGAGATGTTCCAAAGGCCATCTGATCCTGTGTATCTGTTGGAGTATCTGACCAGATCCGCTTTCAGATTGCGGCATCTGCATGTGTGATTTGTTCCATCGTCGAATGTCACGCTCTGGAGCGCTGCATAACCTTCCGCTGTTGCTTTGAAGGTTGAATCAGCACCCTCCCAGGCAAGTGAAAACTTTCCTTTTCCGGTTCTCACAAGAATGGTTTTGTCATAACCATCTTCTGTGGTCATGACTTTTTCAACCGTTCCATAATTACAACTAAAACTTGATGGCTCCGGAAGAGCCGTGCTGTTTATACTTAGTGCAAGTGCCATTGTCAGCGCCCTCCATTCCGATAGTTGTTGATTTGATCTGCTTTCACCACTGCCGTGCAAAGTCTGTCTTTGCCTACTTGAACAGGGATTGTGATGTTTCCAAATCCTGCAGGCGCAACCGCTGCCGAATATCCGCTGCCGTTCTGAATTGCGTTCATCATAGGCATTGCGCTTCTCACATCTCCTGCCAGCGCTCCAACAGCGTTCTGGAGAGTGCTTGCGCTCTGATAGATGCCCTGGGCAAACAAATCAACCATGTCCGGTGCAAACGTGTGGAAGTTTGACAGCGGCCCTTCATCCGGTTCTGAGAATCCAAGATAGGATTTCACAATGCCAGCCGCATTTGAAACGGAACTTTTCAGATCTCCCAACTTCGATTTGATACCTCCAATGAAGTTTCCGATCAGATCCTTGCCCCATTCAGCCGCTTGCTGGATTTTCTCTGAGATTGCGTTTTTGATGTTCTCGATTATCTGCATTCCTGTTTCACGCAATTTCTCCCGGAGGTCCAAAATGCCTTTGATGAAACTCATGATCATCTCAGGCGCTTTTGCGATCAGCTGCCCCGCCATCTGTGCAACGCCTTTGATCAGTTCACCCACAATCTGGACTCCAGCCACCAAAAGCTGCGGAATTGCGACAATCAAAGCTGAGAAAATGGCTGAAATTATCTCTGGCATTTTTGATACCAGCTCTGGTGTGGCTTGGACAATGCCTTGAATCAGGGCAACTATGATCTCAACTCCTGTTTGGATGACCTGGCCAATATTGTCTGTAAATGCAGTGAGCAGATTCATGATTATGACTGGCACAGCAGCCGCCAATTTCGGAAGTGCCTCAATCAAGCCGTTTGCCAGAGATTCAATTAAAAATAGCGCTGTTTCAATAAATCTGCTTATGTTGCCAGGATCCGTGAGCGCTTCCACCAATGTGATGATGATTTCAACCGCTGAATCAATCAGCACATATGCATATTCCCCAATCCACAAACCAATTGTGTCAATGATCTCCATTACTGCATCAATTATGGATTGAATAGCAGAAGGGTCTTTCATTCCTTCCGCCAATTCCAAAATTAGATCAAATCCATCCTGGATCAGCGTGTTGATGATGCCCGGTGCCTGCATCAAAAGCGTTGAAATTAGTGATGGCAATGCGCTGGCCAGAGCCATCAATAGTTGCTCAGCTGCTGACAACAGACTCGGAAGCAGTGAATCAATAAGCCCAGGGAGCGCATCCGCTATGATCGGAGCGGCTTTTTCAACAAAATTGCTGAATCCGGTCAAGACCTTTTCAATAATCGGCTGGAGGTTGTCAAGCACAGCACTGGCGCTGTCAACCACATTTCCTATCAGAGAATCAAGATCAGCGCTGTCATTTCCAAGGCCAGCAATCAGATTTGTCCAAGCTCCTTGCAATGTAGAAATGGATCCAGAGATTGTTTCAACACCTTCTTTGGCTGTCGTGCCTGCCACTCCCATGCTTTCCTGGACCACATGGATTGCTTGTACAATATCCGCATAGGATTCAATATCATACTCGACACCGGAAAGCTCTTTGGCCTTGTTCAACAGTTCATTCATACCTTCTTTTGTTCCTGCAAAACCAAGAGCCAGGTTGTCAAGCATGGTAAAATTCCCACGGCTGAAACCTCTGTATGCATTCTGCACACCTTCCATTGATGTGCCCATTTTGTTGACATTATCAGCCATATCAATAATTGATACATCCATCAGTTCCGCTGCCTTTGCCTGGTCTCCTTCAAGTGAGTTGATCAAGGCCGCTGCAGACTGAATTGATGTGTCCATGTAGTCATTCATTGATTGTCCTGCCGTCCGGAATGCTTGTTCTGCATTCTTCATGACTGTAGGCGCTGCTGATCCAAACAGTGTTTCAATACCACCGGACAACTGCTCAAAATCTGCATATGCGCTGACAGATTCTTTTGCAATAGCGCCAACCGCTGCCGTTGTTGTGGCCATAGCACCAGCTGCTACCTTTGCAGCCGTTCCTGCCGCTTTTGCAAGACCGCTGCCAAGTGTTCCGCCTGCCTTTTCCCCGGCGCTCTTGGCTTCTCCTTCAAACATATCCGCCAGAGAGCCTTTGATTCCTTCTGCTGATGGAATTATCTGTATATATGCTTTTCCGATGTCTGCCATATTATTCACCCATTAGATTTGCCCTGGCCTTTTCAAATGCCTCTGGGCTGTTAAACAATCTGAAATCTTCGTTTGACGGATCTTCTTTTTTGTTTCCAAAAAGCATGTCAACAATTCTGCTTGGAGCGTTGTTTCCTTTTACTCCGTCTTTTGTCTTGGACCAGCAGAGCCAATTTATTCCGTCATAAATAGCGGCCAACATATACTCTTCAAATGGCCGCTCCATTCCACTCATTTTTGTTTTGATTCTTGAATTATCCCTCAAGCCAACGGCAAAGGTCGCTACCAGCTGAGCCGGGAGCGACCTATAATCAAAAATGCCGTATGTTTCGGCAAGATCACAAATGAGAGCATCTTCATCAAGTGCCACCATTTGGCCGAGGGCTATTATTTTTTTACTTCTTCATCCTTGTCCGTTGCAAAAGATAAAATCTCTTTCGCTTCTTCAAGAATAAACTCAGTGTCAGCGAAACCACACTGATCAACAGCAAAATTGATGAGTTTGTTCAGCCCGGATTTGCCCAGGATTGCCGTCACAAAATCATAGGTCCCGGCGATCTTCTCCAGTGTGTCATCAGAATTGAGGCGAGCTGTTGCCATGACAATTCGGAAATCCTTGCCAATGTTCTCGTTCACTTCAAATTCAAATCCCTTTTCGGTCTTTCCACTAATCATCCTTTGGTTCCTCCTGTTGTTTTGATGTTATGATGCCGGGCTGGGAGATCCCTGCTTCATATACTCATAATGAGTGTATCCGGAAGAGTCCGGAACTGCAGTGATCGTCACTTCATATCCAACAGCATCATTGTCCGTGTAAGAAATCTCGGACACCTCAGAGACACTTGCATTGGGAATGACAATGCGCTTGAGCACGTTGTTCTTCAAGATCATGTCAATGACAAACATTGCAGACTCGCTCTGTTCTGCTTTAGCCTTTACCGTGATCCCGCTTTCCAGCGTTCCGGATACATTGGAAGATCCATATACTGCTTTCAGCACATCAGTGTTCATTGCTTCAATCAACTTGAAGGTGAAACGATCTTCCTTCCCAGTGAGCGTGTTCATGACGATATCTCCGCCCCATGCCTTGATATCTTCTGTCTCAGGCGAGTTGCTGTTTTTCACTCCATCCTCGGAAACGTATCCAAGAGATTTGAATGCGCTGCCAAGAGTGCTGTCAGCCGTTGTCGGTGCTGTTGCGGTTGTTGCAGCTCTATAGATGGAACCAGCAATTCTGGGCTTGCCTGCGGTTACATTGTTTGAATTAGTTGTAACAGACATTGTTGTTCCTCCTTAAAAAGTAATGTCAAATACTGCCTGATAGCGGTATCTGTTTGTTTCTGTATCTGTGAAGTTATAGTCAGAATTGAGGTTACATGAGAAAACAAAATACCTTTGTGAAGCGGGAAATGCCTCCATCAACTCCTTGACCAGCTCATTGAGGTCAATCGCATCCTTCATGGATTTGCCATATGATTGAACTGCAAATGTTGCATGATTGATGTGATTTGTCTCCATAGAACCTGTCTTTTCAATCAAGACATAGACATCCTCCGGTTTTATAGGCTCTTCAAGATATGCATTGATGTTGCGCTCTGAGAGCGCATCATTCAGATAGTTCAAAACTGTATATTCGATAGCCATATGTCACCTCTTGCTTGTCGGAAGTCCAACAGAACCAACAGCCTTTATCAACGAATTGCTTGTATAATTCTCATGTGCAGCCTTTTCCGAATTCGGATATACATTTGCAATGGCCACCCAATTGATTACATCTACCTGGCATGCATAATCACCTCCTGCTGCCTGTGCAACGGCATTGCCTGCACTGTTCAAGGCTGATTGCATCTCCGGGCTTTTCATCAATTCGTTTAGTCCCTGCAGATTCAGTTCGATTTCCACTTTTTTACTCATAGCGCTCCACCTTGATCTTTCTGTTCCATTTGAGAGGAATGTTTTCCACAATCCCCTCTTCCGGGATTCCAATGGTGCGCCACTTTTCGCCAAGGAATTCCACCTTGGCATTTGTCCAATCATGATTGTCACCTTTTGGGATTGCCAGCTGATAAACAGCCGTTTTCCCGGTCAGATTGACCGTGTTCAAAACATCTTCTGTGCTGACAGGCGCATATAAGCACCCATCAACTGTTGTCGCCACTTCGTTCATGATCGGTCTGTTTGTCTTGTCTCTGCTCCCGCTGTCCACAAGCTCATAGAGCACAACGCTTATCGTTTTCATTCAGTTCACCTCCAGCGGCGGCGGCACAAGCTCCTGCGTTGGAGAATATGATCCTGCCTGGCCTCCAAGCCCCAGCAGTTTTTTCTCCAGTTTCCCAAGGTACAGTTCACCGACACCGCCACCAGCTCCCATTGTCCAGCTTTGTGAATAGCCGAGTGCGGACATGGAACCTTGTGTTGAACCCATCGGAATGTCATCACCGCTTGTGCCCATTGCCCTGGACACCATGCGGATGCTCACATCTTTTTTTCTGTCAGTCTCAGCGCCTATGCTATATGCATCAATAATGAGCGCCGCTTCATCCAGCAAAGATGTGCAAACATTGCTCTCTGTGGTGTCAAATGACCTTCCAAGCCTTGTTTCTATGTCTTGTACCGTTGCATATGCTGCCATGTGGCTCACCTTTTCCTTCTTCCAACGCTTCTCTTTGTTTCTGTTGCTTCCTCAGTTTCCTGTTCCTCTTTCGGCTCAGATCTTCTGGCTTTCGTGCCAAGGTCAGCGGCAAGCGTATGGCCTGCCGCTTTGTATTCCTCTACACGATCGTTCGCAACCAGCATTTCCGTGCCAGTGATGCAATTGATGAATTTAACCATGTGATCAAGCGCTGTGTGTTCTCGTCAGCTTATTGAAGAAAGCTGTCTGAGCCACGAATCCAACTTCGATCTCAGCACGAATAGCGAACATATTCTGCTGGAACAGGTTGATGGTATAGGTTCCGGTTCCGGATCCTGCAACAAGCGTTGCCTGGTCGGAATAGTCGATCTTGAGACCTTCAACAACTCCATACAGAGCCTTGGTCCAGTCACCAGCAAAGCCGATAACATCCGGAGTCTCGGAGGTTCCGGAAGTGCCAGCCTTGTATGCTGCAGCCTCAACCAGAGTCTGTGCGCCAAGAATGCGAGGTACGCCGTCAGATGCCACATCATTGAAGATCGGACGATTCTGGCCATCAAGTGCGCCAAGAACCTTGCCTTTTCCCTGAGGGGAAAGGATGATGCCGTTCATAACACCGCCCTGCTCTGCAATGTCGGTATCTGCTGCAACAAAACCGCCATAAACAGAACTCTGCAGGCTCTGAGCGGTTGCGCTGGACAGATTGTCAAAGTTTGCAAGGGATCCGCTTGCGGGACCAAAGAAAACGGTCTCATCAAACTTCTTGGCCAGTGCCAAAGGAAGTCTCTCCACGATTGCATCAAAGAGTGCAGCCGCATCACGGCGGAACTCATTGGAGAAAGGAACAAGAACTGCAAGTTTGTGAGCCTGCATGATCTTCTTGTCCAGTCCAGGATTGGAAACGGGCTTGAGACCAGTCTCAGAAACCCATGCTGCTTCCGGATCAGAAGTGATCACGGGGATCTGTGCTCCGTTGCCGGGTAAAGTGATTGCTTTTGCCAGCTGCATTACTGCAGACTGTTCCTGGGTTTTTGCCAGGATCTCTGTTGCCACGCTATTGGGCAACCCAATGTTAGTTCTGTTGGTAGGGATTCCACTCATTGTTTTTTCCTCCTAAAAATTTGCATTCATCCAGTCAGCAAACTGTTGCCTTGTGCTTGCTGTTGTTACCTTGTGAACTTCTCCGCCGTCCCTCAGATTCGGATAACCGCTTTTTGTGGCTGCAAATTCTGCAATGGCCTTGGCCTGTGCTTCACATGCCTCTTTGGTTTCTCCGGTCAAAAGTTCCGCCGGGATGTTCAATTCCTTGGCAACTTCGGCCCGGATGTCTCGGATCTCATTCTGGCGCTTGATACCTTCCAATTCCGCCTTTAACTCGCTCACCTTTTCGCTTGCCTTTTGAAGTTCCGTTTTGTTTGCTTCTTCCAGCTCATCGAATTTGGCTGCTTTTTCTTTCATGGCATCATAATCACTGTATTTTGCCTTTTCTCTGCCAAGACGATCATTGACAATGGCATTCAGCTCTGCCTGTGTGAAGGTCCGTTCTTCCTGTCCCTTTGTTGCCTCGGTGCTACCCTGATTCACAGTTTCTTGCATTTGTTTTTCCTCCTATTTGGGTTTGATCCATGTTTGAGGCACATGTTGCCGTTTTTGTATTAAAAAAGGACACTGTTTTGGTGTCCTTTTTGGCAAATATTGTTTTTCAGCTCAAATATAAGCTCTTCTTCTTCCCACCAATATGCTCTGCAATTGGTTCCTCTCATCTGATTGATCACGGATCCGCCGACCAGCCAATCAACATGATCAATTAGCGCCGGTACGTGATTTATCACTGTATCATAGTGTCTTTCTTCATTTACATAGTCCCGCCAGAAGCAATCATCATGCTTGCGTTCATGGATGAACATTAAATACTTTGGGTCATACATGGCCTTTGTATAAAACCATTCAACAAAATCCTTTGCCATCCAATTTGGAATAAAAATGCAAGGGAAAGAACTCCACATGTATTGAGCTTTCACCTTGCCTATCTTGTCCACGCTTCTTCCATCACTCTTTTCAAATCCCACATGACAAAATCCGCATTCTATGTATTTGTCCGCTGCCCTGGTCCTTTCTGCAAAATCGCTTGCCAGGATCACATCATCCTGCAAGTGCCAACAGCCGCCGTTATGCTTTCCGCAATGTTCAAAGCTGTCCATTGTTGCAAATAGGTTTCCTTTTCCTTCCGTGTCATTCCATACAAGAATATCTGATCTCTCAATTCCTTGCTCCATCATGGATGGAATCAGAAACTCTTCCACATACCACATTCTGGCCGGGCAAGCGTGTATAATGTAACGCTCCATAAAAATCTCCAATAAAAAAGCACCGGATGTCCGATGCTTAATCAAGTATTAATTTTGTTTCCATAGTGGTTTATATGTCCCATTTTTATGATCACTCAATGGAACACTAAAATAATACGATTTTTCTTTTTCATACTCTTCTACTGTCATTCCTTTTCTGACAAATGGGTATTCCAGTAATCTATGATCCCAATCATCAACTGTTCTTTTTGCTTCGTCCGTCATATTCATACACTCCATCAGCATATTTTTTAAGAGCATGTGGTATCATTTTTATTTCATCCAATGTTCCATCTTCTCTTCTTCCAACATTCTCAAACTCAATAAACAAATACTCACCAGTTTGTCTTCCGTTTGAATGAACTGATCGAATCAATCCATTATTGCTTACAGCAGTGATGGAATCAAGGTTTTCCCACATTGCCATGTCTTGAATATCCGGTAAACTAATTCCATCCTCTGTATTATGATTATGTACCATAGCAAATTTGCCGCCAGGATTATCCTCCAAATATTGATAATAACTATTTACACTGTTGGGTAATTCACTCGTATCAAAATGCACTTCTTTCTCATTTTCCAAATCTATCAACGCAGCATATTCATAACCACTTGCAGATCCTGCCTCTGCGACTCTACGTGATGCGTTAGAAAGCAGGCCGTTTATTTCCTCAGAATATTGAGGAAACCTGACTTGATAATTTGCATTCTCATCAAATTTAACGATTTGAGAATTGCCAGTATTTGCTGCACCAACAAATGTATTATAACTCATTGATTTTGCTTTTGAAACACCTTTTTCTGTTCTTTCCGCATATGCAGCTCTCTTCTGCGCATTGATCTTGTCCTTGTTCTGCTCATACTGCTGACGGCGCATAGCGTTGACTTTCTCGTCCCATGTGCGGCCTTCAACATCAGCAAACATCTCCTGGTACTGCTCCGGATCGTAACCAGCAACACCAGAATGATCATCAAACCTTACAGAATAGTTGCAATCACAGTTGCTGTGAATGTGTTCTGCATGGTTTTCTCCTCCTCTTGTTTGATTTTGCCATCCATTTGATGCCAGCATTAAACAAAAAGGGCAAGTGTCTCCAACCGGAACCCATGCAAACTGTGCTCCTGTGTGCCTCTTTTTCCCATACTTTCTGTTGTATCTGTTAACATTTTGAACTGTTGTGTCTGCTCCTGCCTTTTTGACCAAACGGCTCACGGCCCCGGCCAACTCATTCACATTTTGTGAAGTTTTCAACACTCCTTTAACCGTTTTTGCCACATCTCCATAACTTGCGGTCTCGGCCATGATTGCTGGTTCTGCATACACTCCGGAAGCCTCTGCAACAGCATCAAACATTTCTGCCGCCAGTGCCGCTGCCCCTTCTCCATAATATTTTTCAACACCATAGGCATATGCAACTATATCATCAATCTCACTCCATCCGCCTGCTTCCACATATTGCTTGACCGCATTTGCTGCTTCACTATTCAGTTTTGACAGTCTATTTATATAGGAAAGCCAGTCTTTTTTTGGTATGATCATGATTCAATTCCCAATTCTGAGAGCACATTCATTCCTTGTGCCCTTCTCTCTTGTGCCTTGATTCTTCTGATGTCTGCTTTGTCGAATCCGATCATTTCAGCAAAAACATCCGTCTGAGCAAAGCCGGTCCTAACCGATGCAATCTTGATGGCCGCATCTGCTGTCATTGCCACAGTCGGCATTGCAGGGTTTTTGAAGTGGGCCACAATGTCCTTTTGCTCATCTGTCAGCTCATCCATTGAGACATTTGCTGCAATGGCCTGTGCCATCAGTGCAATTGTCCGAAGTGCATTTCCGTTTCCAACATTCAACTGCTCTGCCATTCCAATCAATGTCTGACTCTGTGCCATTATAGCATCAGAGCTTGTCGGATTGGCATCATTTACAACCCCGGTGTCCGTCACGCTCAGACCTGTTGCGGCGCTGAACTGTGTTGCCAATACTCTGACCATCTCCACATGCGGCGTGATGGATCCTTGCTGGAGCTGACCGAATGACGGCTTTTCCCCGGTCTCCGGATTGTTGGTAGCTGCTATGATGCTTCCGACATATTGACGGAATTTGTCATTCACAACGGCATCAAACTGGTCATCCGTTACACCAAGTAGATATTTTTGTGGAGAAGTGGAAAACTCAAGTCCAATGGTTGCATTGGCAATGGTCCGCACATATCCCTGGATGAGTCTCCTGATCGGCTCTTTGATCCTGGAGCGGCCAAACGGCTTGTCAGAGGTTGCGTTCCAGATCAGCGGCTCCATCAAAGGACGGCCCATGATGTTTGGATGCCGTGTTGCATCCCAAATTTCTGTACCAATCCGTCTTTCTATCTCATAGATTGAATCATCCGTGTAATAATAGATCAGTGATGGCTTCCAATTGAGATCATCATTGTCCGGAACTGAGTCTATAATTGCAAATCCGCAATCAATTCTTCCCTTCACACCGTTCCAACGTGCTGTGGCGGTCTTTGGAGAATGGAATTTGATTTTGCACTTGATGTCCGGATCCGCTGAGAGCGTTGCAAAGGTGCATCCATATTTCAGCACATCTCTGCAGGCTTTCATGTACTCAGCCACCAGATTGTTGTCCTCTGTGATTTTGTCCAGTTCTTCAACATCTTCACCATTTGTGCCCACAAATCCATCAAACATTGATCTGGCCGCAAGCACATCAACGGTTTTTGCTCCCCAGGCACATCCGATCTCAAGCCCCTGCATCCCTTTTGGAAGTGCAATGCCAAGATTGACCTCAGAGAGAGTGATCTTTCCTTCATAGTAGCGGTTCTTCTGAGCATTCTTGAATTGATGGCTGTTGAACTGCTTCACAAGCTCAGCAAACCGCCCTTTTTCTTCAATATCAAGACCAACTATGTTGTCAACACTGATTAAAAGTTCCATCATCCGATCCTCATTGATTTATTTGGGTTTCTTTTACTGTTTTTCGCTCCCCATAGGGCAAGCGCACATGCTTCTATCGGCCCGGCGTTTTCCCCGCCGAATCCCCAGCCTCCGCTTATTGATCTTTTCACAGATGTTGTGGCGGAAACATTAAGAAGTTCTTGTTTGCTATACCATGTTAGGCTTTGATCATTGATTGCTTCTGTTATGCAACCAACTGATGCAATCATATCTTTTGCCGATGGCCTTATGATTGACTTTTTTGCTCTCCATGTATCGGCAATTTTGTCAATCAGTACGTCAACACCGTTTCTCCCATCAACAACGACACATGCTGCCGTCTTGTATCGTTCATTCAGCCAATCTGCCAACCACTGCTGTCCATGGCTTGTGCTTTTATATTCAATAATGGATATTCTGGCCACACCATTGTCTGCAATCACGGCCCCGGCCAAGCATACCATTGAACCATCCATTGAAAACTTGACTCCATAGGCCGTTTTCCCTTCCGGTTTCATCTCGTCAGATCTGCAAGCTGCCCATTTCTCATGATCAATTGCAAAATTGATGTCCCGCTCTGCAACCTGACACCACCAGCCAAGCCGCTCCCGGAGGAATCCATCCGCCGACATGTTTTCAAACTCGTTTATGACAGTATCCTCTGCAATTCTATAGCCCATTGCTGGATTGGTCATGTATGCAAGTTTTACTGCCTGTTCCTTATCCTGGACCGCTGCCGATGAATCTTTGGCCTCCACACTCCACTCCAGCCACCAGTTTAATGATTCCTCCTTTGAGTGTGCCGCCTTATGCATTCTTGCAAATACTGTTCCTCGGCATGTTGCATTTGGTGGCGTTCCAACATAGATCTGTTGAGGCATTTTGGTTGCATCTTGGACATTGTTTGCTGCAGAAATAACGGGAAGCATTGCTTCCAGCTGCTCATCTGTTAGTTCCTGTGCCTCATCAATAATGATCACAGAGTATGTTCCACCTCTGGCTCCACTGTTGGTCCGTGTCGCAAATTCTATGCATCCGCCTGGGTGTACATTCCCTTCTTCATCCACATAATCTTTGAAATATATGCCCTCATATCCTCTTACATGGCTTATATATTTCACATCTTGAGCAAATTCCGGAAATCTTTCCGGATTCTCAAACAATTCACAGATGGCTTTGAACATCTTATTTGTAGTCGTGCTGTGGTGTGCGGAGTAAAGCACGTTTCTGTGTTCAAAGTCCGCCATATATACTGCATAGAACCTGGCAGAATAGCTCTTTCCATTTTGGCGAGGTTTTGAAATCCCAACAGTCAGCGCCGCTGGGGATCCATCCTCCTTCCTGGCAAGCATTGTCTCAAGCTCAAGCTTTTGGGCCGGGTAGAATGTTGCGCCGCCATCCTCTTCAAACATTGCCACCACTTCTTTGCCATATGAGTATGCATACTCACCAATAACGGAAAATGTTGGCTTTTGCCTACCTCTTTTCATTATTCTTGGCTTTTAGGCGGTCATGCTTTGATACCTTCTTTGTTTTCGGATCCGGAAGCGCTTCCAATTCTTCCATCACTTCCATCAGGCGCTTTGTGTTGCTGGCCATGTCTCTTCCGCTTTCGCAGTTCTGGATTGTTTTGGCCAAAATGTCCCGGAGTGCTATGAGTGTTTCTCTTTTATTGCCGCTTGCAGCAGCATCAATCAGGTTTGCCACGTTCAAACCCCCTTCCTTTTTTACCGTGAAATTGCCCTCAATACTGAGTCTTTTTGAAATTTTATTGAAATCTTCCCATGTGGAAAAATTCTGTGCTCTGTTCGGCGCT